TTTGACAATAGTTTGACTCCTATCGACCCAAAAATGCCTGATTTTAAGGTTTCTACTCAATTTTATTCAGTAGAAAATGGATTTGATCGTCTTGGTATGGGTCGTGAGGATGAATATTTCTGGAAAACTGCTAAAGAACGCCAATTAGAGGAAGAATAATGGCAAATTCACCTAATCCAGACAGAGATACAGAGTATATGATGAAAAATTGGGGAACAAATCGCTTAATTACAGATTACGGAGACATAAAAATGGAAAAAAATTCACAAAAAATGCTCAGAGAGATTGTAGAAGACGATATGACACCAAAAAAACGCAATAAAGGAAAAGAAACTGAACTTTTTGAGCGTTTTGATGACTCTGGTGAAGTTTTTGAGAGGGGAGACCAATCAAAACCTCTTTTTGGTTGAATAAATAAGGTAGAAATATAATAATCATCTGAATTAATGCCTCAAGAAAGGGTATCACAAGGATTTAAGGACATTGATATAGAATTTCAGATCAATCCATTGAACTATGACTTGATTACAAATAAGAACGAGAGAGCAATTTCTCGTTCTTTAAAGAATTTAATGCTTACAAATCCTGGTGAGAGACTTTTTAATCAAAATTTAGGATCTAAGATATTGGGATCCCTTTTTGAGAACATGGATGAAACAAGTGCTTTTGAAGTTCGTGAAGAGATTATCAATACGGTTATCAATTATGAGCCTAGAGTTGAATTGAAGAGAGTTACTGTAGAACCAAACTACGATGCTAATGAGTTTAATGTGACTATTGATTATACTATTGTAGGAATTGATCTACCCACTCAAAGATTATCATTCCCATTACAATCAGTACGATAATGCCAGCGTTAATAAATTTTTCAAATTTAGACTTTGATCAGATAAAAACTTCAATTCGCGACTATTTGAGAGCGAATTCAAATTTTACTGATTATGATTTTGAGGGGTCAAACTTATCTGTTCTTATTGATGTATTAGCATATAATACATACATCTCTTCATACAATGCTAATATGATTAGCAATGAAGTTTTTATTGATAGTGCGACATTAAGAGAGAATGTTGTTTCTCTTGCAAGGAACATTGGTTATGTACCATCCTCAAGAAAAGCAGCATCTGCAGTTGTAAGTCTCTTCGTTGACACTGACTTTTTTAATATTCAACCAAAATTTATTACTTTAAAGTCTGGAGTTGTATGCAACACCAGTGCTGGAAATAGAACATACAACTTTTCCATTCCTGACGATGTAAGTGCTCCTGTTGTTAATGGAGAAGCTGTTTTCAATAGTGTTGAAATTTATGAGGGTATTTACCAAAAAGAATTTTATACAGTAGATCAGACAAATAAGCCTGAGCAGAGATTTATCTTATCCAATAAGTATATTGATACTACTAGCATTAGGGTGCGCGTTAAAGACTCTGCTACAAGCACTCAGAGTGTAAAATATAACCTCGCTGATAATATCTTAAATGTCGATTCAACATCCAATGTCTTTTTTATTCAAGAAATAGAAGATCAAAGATATGAAATTATTTTTGGTGATGGTATTTTTGGAAGAAAACTTGAAAACGGCAACTTTATAGAGATTACATATATTTCTTCTAATGGTGTAGAAGGAAATGGGTTTATAAATTTCAGTTTTGCTGGAAGAATGCTTGACAATAATGGATTTGTCGTTTCTAAAGGTATTTCTCCTATATCTTTGATTGAAGCTTCAGATGGCGGAAAAGAAGTAGAGAGTGTTGCATCAATTAAAAGGTATGCTCCTAGATTATTCTCTTCTCAGAACAGAGCAGTTACAGCATCTGATTATGAAGTTATTGTGAATAAGATATTTCCTGAAGTTGAATCAATTAATGTTTTTGGCGGAGAGGAATTAGATCCTCCTCAATATGGTAGAGTTTTTATTGCAATAAAACCATTCTATGGTCCATTTGTTCCAAGTAGAATTAAAGATAATATCACAAAAGAACTAAGAAATTATTCTGTTGCGGGAATTGATCATAGAATTATAGATCTTAAGTATCTTTATATTGAATTAAATACGACAGTATATTATAATTCAAACTTGACCAATTCTCCTTTTAGTATTAAGAGCAAAGTAGATAATAATGTCCAGAGTTATGCAGATTCCACTGAATTAAATAAGTACGGTGCTAGATTTAAATATAGTAAGTATCAAAAGGTAATTGACGATAGTGATCAAGCGATTACATCGAATATAACAAAAGTTGTAATGAGGAGAGATATATCTGCAAAAGTAAATGCATTTGCGGAATATGAAATTTGTTATGGAAACTCGTTCCATATCAAAAATGAAAATGGATATAACATAAAATCATCTGGTTTTTATATTGATGGCATTTCTACCCCTGTGTATATTTCAGATACTCCTAATTCAGATGGATTAACTGGAAATGTATTCCTATTCAGATTAAATTCAGATAATGAACCTATTATAATTAGAAAATCGATAGGATTTATTGATTATGAAAAAGGAGAAGTTTTAATTACTCCGATTAAGGTTATTTCTACTTTGAAGAGTAATTTAGGACAACCTATTATAGAGATTTCTGCAATACCAAAGTCAAATGATATTATTGGATTACAAGACCTTTATTTGCAACTAGATATTAATAACAGTGTTACTACTTTACAAACTGATGTTATTGAATCTGGTTCCGATATATCAGGATCTACATATACATCCACTTCAAGCTACAGCAACGGAAGTTTAGTACGATAATAAAAGTTCATGGCAAAAAATAGAGTAAAAATCAGTTCTATTGTAGAAAATCAAGTACCTTCTTTTGTGAAGGATGATTTTCCATTAATTACAGAATTTTTATCAGAGTACTACAGATCTCAAGAAATTGATGGTGGATCTTATGATTTAATACAGAATATAGATCAATATTTAAATTTAGATACCTTAACATCATTTACAACTTCAACCACAGTCAATAAACCCGAAGATGAAGATTATAGTGTAAATATTTTTGATGATGTAATTTTTGTAGAATCCACAAAAGGATTTCCTGATGAATATGGTTTAATTAAAATTGACGACGAAATTATTACCTACAAGAGTAAAACAAATAATTCTTTTGTAGATTGTGTAAGAGGATTTAGTGGTGTAGAAAGTCTTACTCAAGTTAATAATCCAGAATTTCTGCTTTTCTCCGAGACCTCTGCACAAGATCATGCCAATTCATCTACGGTAGAAAATTTATCTTCTATTTTCTTAGCGACATTCTTAAATAAAACTAAAAAATTATTTTCTCCTGGATTTGAAAATAGAGAATTAACTTCTGAATTAAATCAAAAATTATTTCTCAGTCACTCAAAAGATTTTTACGCAAATAAAGGTACTGACAAGTCATTTGAAATTTTATTCAAGGCTTTATATGGAACTGATGTAAAGGTCATTAGACCTAGAGATTTTTTAATTCAACCATCTGACGCTGGATTTAGAGTTACTCAAGATCTTGTTGTTGAACCTATTTTAGGAGATCCAAAAGATTTAGTCAATAGAACTTTATTCCAAGATCAAAAATATGATCTTCTTGGTGCATATGGTTCTGTAACTTCAGTAGAAAAGATCACAAGAAATAATAAGGAATATTACATTTTAAGTCTTGATTTTGACTATGACAAGGATATTAGTGTAAATGGATCTATTTACGGTAAGTTTTCTATACATCCAAAAACTAAATTAACTGCTTCTGCAAGTTTAAATGCCCAGACTATTGATGTTGATAGCACTGTAGGCTTCCCAGAATCAGGAACTTTAGTTGCAAACTTGCCGAATGGTAATACATTAAACATAACTTACACTTCAAAATCAATCACACAATTTTATGGATGTTCTGGAATAAGTGAAAATGTTTCAGATACTCAAGAATTATTTTTGGATGTTTATGCATATGCAATTTTAGACAGAACTTCTGACCTAAGAATTGAAGTTAGAATTGGTGGTGTATTGTCTGAGATTGATATCCCAGAGAATACTTTTCAATATAGAGAAGGTGAGAATGCAAAAATAATATCTCTAGGTTCTAATAAGTATAATGTATACGCAGACAACTGGTTATTTAATATTCCTATAGAATATAATTCAGAATCTTTTACTTGGTTGAATCCAACTAATATTGGTGATCCAGATCCTGTTGTATTTAATTATGAAGTATTCACAATAGATGAGAATAATATTTACTCTGGAAACTCCGTAACGTTAGATATTATAACTCAAACTCCTTTCGGGACTTTAGAGAACGTCAAGAAAACATTCGTGGTATCTTCCGGTTCTGTTCCCAAAAAATCTTTCATTATCAATAATGATTTAAAAATAACTTCGGTATTAAAAATAACAAAGAATATAACCAAAGTTGTTGATTATGATTTTCAAGCAAATGTTCAAAACACTTACATAGATTCTGATAATTCGGTATATGTTGCATCATCATCGTTACCAAATTATTCTGGTTCTAGTGTAGATGTTATAGACGGATCTGTAAAATTTACAGGTCTTTTTGGAGATTCTTCAGCAGGAATAACTACAGATACCATAGTATTTAAGGGATCTGGTGGATCTCTTCAAGATCACAGATTCTTAACTGGCGATGCAGCATCTTATATTCCAGGAGAAGGAAGTAATACATTATCAATAAACAAAGGAACTTATTACATTAAAAAAATTGATAAGAATACTATAAAACTTGCTACTAGCAGGGAAAATATAGTTTCTGAAGTATTTTTACAATTTTCCGGTAATGTAACTGATAATTTATTTGTTCCATTTGAATTTGTAGATTCTAACTTAAATCAAAAAACTTTAGACAATCAAAAAATAATCAGAAAAATATCTGCTTCAACAAGTGGATCTGGTAAAGTAGAAACTAGTCCTGGAAAAATTGGAATTTTTGTTAATGGTGTTGAACTGTTAAACTACAAATCCAATGATATTATAAACTACGGAAGAATAGAAAAGATAAAAGTTTCTTCGGGTGGAGAGGGATATGATGTAATAAATCCACCAACATTAGAAATTGAAGACTCTACTGGTTCTGGTGCAGAAGGAATATGTACCGTAGAGGGTAAATTAGTAAGACTAGACATTTTAGATACTGGATTTGATTATTTACAAACTCCAAATATATTCATAAGAGGTGGAAATGGTAGTGGTGCTACAGCAAAAGCTTCTCTAAAGACTGTAGATCATTTTGCTGAATTTTACTCAGAACAAAAATCAAATCTTGTTGATTTAACTAATAATACTATCACATTCATTAACAACCATAAGTTTAGAAATAATGAACTTGTTTATTACATAACTAAGGGTCAATCTGAAATTGGTGGATTAATAGAAAATTCACTATATTATGTTTCAGTTGAAAATAGCAAAACTATAAAATTGTATAATACTTTTGAAGATTCCATTTCGGGAATAAGTACAATTTCATTGACTTCATATGGTTCTGGTACGCAATTTTTTAAATCTTACAATAAAAAGAAGATCTTAGGGTCTGTGGATGTTGTAAATTCTGGTTCTGGATATAAGAGTAATAGAATTATTGTAAAACCTGAAAATATTGTATTAGAAACTGATTGTGTTAGTGTAACGTCTCATGGATTTAATAGTGGCGATTTTATTCAATATTCATCAACTGGATCTAACATTGGCGGACTTTCTTCTGGTCAATATATTGTAACTAAAATTGATGATGATTTGTTTAAGTTATCTGAGGTTGGATCTGATGATCAATTGTCATTCTATAATACAAAACAATATGTAGAATTTTCTGATATAGGATCGGGAGAACATATATTCAAAGATGTTGATATAACAGTTTCTGTTCAAGGATCTATTGGTATAGATTCTCCATCTGATGAATTTATTGCAAAAGTTCAACCTATCTTTAGGGGTCCATTAAAATCAGTTTATTTAAAAGAAAAAGGATCAAGTTATGGTTCTGAAGAAGTCTTAAACTTCAAAAAAGTACCTAAGTATAACTTAAATTCTGGTTCTGGTGCTAAATTAAAACCAGTTATTGTTGATGGTCGTATAAAGTCTGTATTAATAACAAATCCAGGATCTAATTACAATTCTCCTCCAGAAATTACTATTTCTGGCGATGGTGCTGGATGTATTTTAACTCCTGTTGTAGAAAATGGTACTTTAAAAGAAGTAAAAGTAATTAATCCCGGATTTAATTATAATACCAATAATACTACATTGTTAGTATTTTCTTCTGGTAAAAATGCCAATCTTGAATTTGCTATACAGTCTTGGAGAATAAACTTAGTAGAAAGATTAAAAAATTCAAATCAAATTACTGGCAATGGTGGTATAATTTCCAGAAGTTTAAATCCATCATATGGATTACAATACACTCATGCCTATACTCCATCTGCAATTAGAAATATAATTTTTGCCGAAAAGCAGCAGGACGGTGAAACTTTCTATAAAACAGACTTAAGTAATGATTCATCTAGTGAAAAATATCACTCTCCTATTTTAGGATGGTCTTACGATGGAAGTCCAATTTATGGTCCATATGGATATGATCAGGTTGAGGGAGGTTCTGTAAGGCAGATGATTGGAGGATATTCAAGTCCAACAACTAAAGATAATAGACCTAGTTTGTCTATTTTCCCATTAGGATTCTTTGTAGAAGATTATACTTTTAATGGAGAAGGGGATCTTGATGAAAGTAATGGAAGATTTTGCAAAACACCAGAATTTCCTAATGGAATTTATGCTTACTTTACAACATTAGACACTACTTCAGAAAAAAATCCTAAATTCCCATATTTAATAGGAGATTCATACAATTTCTCTCCAAATGAGTTTAATTTTAAATCAGATTCCAACCAAGATCAAACGGATATTAATAAGAATGAATGGTTGAGATATACACTGCCTTATAATTTAAATTCATCCGAATCTGAATATAAGTATCTTATTAATCCTCCAAAAATAAAAGAGCAATTAGCAAGAATTAATAGCACTTTTACTGGAAAGGTTGATAGTTATTTTATCAGCAAATCTGGTGATGGATATAAAATTGGAGATAGACTTAAATTCAATAATACCAACACTGGTGGACAAAATGCTTATGCTGAGGTTTCATCTCTACTCGGAAAGGAAGTAGAAAGTATTTCGTACTCAAAAGTAAGCGTTTTTGGTGTTGAAGTATCACCTACAGAAAAATCTAATGAGTACATTGCATTTTCAAATTCCCCACATAATATAAAAAATAAAGAAATTATTTCAATTAGTGGGTTAGGAACATATTTTTCTTCATTAGAAAAATCATATACTGCTAATGTTAAATCATCTTCTCTTATTCTGTCGGAAAATGTTTCTGCAGCATCTTCTACGGGAATAGTAACATACTTTAGCGTTTATGGGAACTTAAATTATCCGAATATTCGCGAGAATGATATTTACACTATAGGATCTGAGGAAATTAAGATTTTAAATATAGATCAAAATTCTTCTAGGATCAGAGTTTTAAGAGAATCTGGTGGATTGGAATATCAATCAGGAGAATTACTTAATGAATTACCTAGAAAATTAAGATTTACTGCTTCTGATATAATTCCATACAATTATGAGTTGACTAGTGAAATTTATTTCAATCCTAGTGATTCTTTGGGTATTGGAACTGTTGGAATTGGAACTACAGTAACGATAGAAAATCCTGGAGTAGGAGTTACTCAAGTATTTGTTCCTACCAAAAATATCTATATTCCAAATCATAGTTTTAAGACTGGAGATTCTCTAAGATATTTTTCAAATGGAAATACTCCAATTTTAGTTTCGAATAGCACTTCAGATTTTAATCTCCCACAAAATAGCAATATTTTTGTAGCTAAATTTAATGATGATTTTATAGGATTATCTACTGTTAAAGTTGGTATTGGAACAACTGGAAATTTTGTAGGTGTTGGAACTGATACAGAATTACTATTTTTCAATAGCACTGGAAGCGGAAAAAATCATAGCTTTAAAACAGTAAAGTCTTCTGTTATATCGGCGGACATAGACAAAAGAGAAGTAACTCTAACAACAAAAGAATCTCATGGTATATTTGAAGGTGATACTGTAACTGTAGAATGCAAATCTTCATTAGAAAAAACTATTGTACTAAAATATGATTCTGTCAATGATAGAATTTTAGTAAATCCAGTAGATTTTGAAATTGGTGATGTTGATTCTTCTTTATCCACTATTACCATAGAAAATCATGATTTTACGACTGGAGAAAAAGTTGTTTATACTGCAAATTCACCATCTGGTGGTCTTGTAAACAATGAAATTTACTATGTTGTGGTAGTGGATTCTAACACCATAAAATTATCAAATTCTTATTATAATGCAAATTTATCAGTTCCCATAACACTAAGTATAACTTCTTCTTCCCCTGGATCTATATCAAAAGTCAACCCACAATTAACATTTTTCTATGATCAAAGTGTAATTTTTGATCTGTCCGATTCTTCTTTATCTGTATCTTTTGGAGCATCAAAAATTAGTGCTTTTGACTTCATACTTTCAAAAAATTCTACTTTTACTGACAAATTTATATCTTCTACTAAAAAAGAAAATTTTGATTTGACTTTCAATGGCGAAATTGGTTTTGATGGATCTTTTGCAAAATTAAAGGTATCCGAAAGTATTCCTCATATACTTTATTACACTCTTGTTCCAAGAGAAACAGCAAAATCTGCTGATAGTGGATTAAAAGTAATCAATGATCAAGAGTTTATTAATAAGTCTAATAGAATTGAAATCAGAGAAAGTTTTTATAATGGAAAGCATTTAGTGACAAATTCGACTGATACTACATTAAAGTATTCTCTTAAAAATACACCAGAAGAAAGTGAATATACATCAGGAGTTCAATACTACTCAACATCTTCTGGATCTACTGGAGGTATTCACAAAATTTCAACTGAATCTGGTGGATTTGGGTATAAAATTATTCCTTCTGTTGAATCTGTAGTTAGTGCTGGGGGATCTAGTGCTATCATTTTACCTCAAAGCACAACTATTGGTAAGATAAAATCTGTTGACATAGAAGATATTGGATTTGATTATTCTTCAGATAAATCTACTAGACCAGTAGCTAAATTTCCAGATATATTAAAGATTGAACCTTTATCTTCATTTAAAAAGATTGAAGTTCTTAGTCCTGGTAATGGATATGATGTTTCGCCAGATCTTATAGTAATAGATTCTGTAACTAATGAAATTATATCCGATGTAAGTCTTATATTTGAGATTGGGAGCGATGAATTAACAATTCTAAAAAATTCTAAGGGATTTTATAATGCAGAACCAAAAATAATTCCAACAAACAATTCAAATGGAGTTGGAATCAATACAGTTTCATTTGACACTTTGACTAAAGAAGCACAAGTAGTATTTGCTGACATTTTTGCAAACAACGAAGAATTTCCTTTCGAAGTTGGTGATAATGTTTTCATAGAAAATGTATCAATTTTTGATGGTACTGGAACTGGTTATAATTCTGTAGATTACGATTATGCATACTTCAAAGTCACAGAAATAAGCAAATCTTTTGGTGGATTTGGTTCTTTTATTAAATTAGACTTTGCTCCTTTTGTTGAAGGAGTACAGGTATTAGGAACTTTTGATTCATTCAGATCCTCTGGAAGAGCAATTCCTGTTAAAGATTTTCCAGTTTTTAAATCAACTCTTAAGAAAAACAATTTCTTTATAGGTGAAGAAATTGTTTCTAATTCATCAGTAGGAAAAGTTAATACTTGGGATCCTCAAAATGAGGTAATGAAGGTAGAAACTTCTGATGTATTTGAAATTAATTCATTAATTACAGGATCTACTTCAGGATCAGTAGGTTTGATATCAATCAAATATGAATTTGATACTGAGTATACTGTAGATTCTTTATCTTTAGTCAAGAAGGATTGGAGTAAAGAAACAGGATTCTTGAATAATTCTACACAAAGAATTCAAAATAGTGATTACTACCAAAAGTTCTCATATTCAATTAGATCATCCATACCATATGAAACATGGAAAGATCCAGTGGAATCATTAAATCATATATCTGGATTTAAGAAATTTAGTGACTTGTCATTAGAGACATTTGACAATAATTATTCTGGAATTTCAACATCCCAAGACGATGGTGCTTTCACTTCTTTAGCATTTTTAGATAGAGTGATTGATGTTGATTGCTACAATGATTTTGATCTTGCTTCAGAAAATACCGTAGTAATTAATAACAATACATTATCTAAAGAAATAGTTCTGAATTCAACAGATCTTCAAGATTATTCAGAGTCTGTTAGTAATAGAGTATTGAGAATTGATGATATTGTCGATGAATTTAGTAGTATACCTAATGATGATAGTTTTGCCGTAATTGATACATTTAATCTTACATCTTTCTCTAGAAAATTTATTCTGTATGTACAAGATATCACTTTTACAGATGAAAGAGAAATATTAGTAGTAACATTAGTTAATGATGGAGAAAACTTTTATTTTATAAATCAGTACGGAAAAACTTATTCTATAGAAGATCTTGGTTATTTTGATACCTTGAGTTTTGGATCAGAAACACAATTACTTTTCTATCCTAATAAATTCTTATCAAATAATTATTCAATCTCATACACTAAGTATGAGATTTCTCAAGATGCTCCTTCTACTCCAGAAACTTTAGGAACAATTGCAACTATTTCTGCACAAAAAGAAGCAGTTCCTGCAGATACTACAGAAACAATTTTAAGTTTACCGGATACTGATAGATCAGTAAAGGTATTGTTTGAACATTCTGGTTCTAATGGATTTTATCAATATGATGAATTGAATATTGTCCACGATGGAACCAATGCATATTTCTCTAATTATGGACAATTAAATAATTTCAATAATTTAGAATATACAAGTGGATTAGGAACGTATTTCCCTAAAATTTCTGGTTCTAATTTGATTGTTGAATTTATTCCTTCTATAACTGGAGTTGCAGTAACTTCATCCTCTCTGATAGTATCTCTTAATGATAATGGAGTTACAGGAGGAGAAGTAGATTTACTTAATGCTAGATTACAAACCGAATATAGATCTATAGCATCTTCACCTACACCAACAGGATCTGTGGTAGCATCGTACTCTAAGGAAGATTTTACTTCTTCATATTACATAGTATCTTTAGAAGATACTGTTAATGGAGATTACGAAATGGGAGAAATTTTAGTGTTAAATACTTCTAATGATACATTTATAACACAATATGGATTCGTGCAAACAAATGTTGGTTTGGGGACATTTGGGGTAAGTGATGCATCTGGATCTTTAATAGAATTGACATTCACACCAAATCCAAATATTGGAGTTGAAGTTAGATTATATGAAAACACATTAAGGTTAAATCCTGACGGAACGAATCAAACAATAACGATCTAAACTACCATGGGCGCATTAATCGACAGCGGATTTGGACAATATAGCGGAACAGCTGAAGACACACCACAAAGTTTTGAACTTTTCAAAAATAATATTCCTATCTTCGAGCAAGAATTTAACTCGCAAGATGCTGATGTTGTTTCTTTGGGTAGTAGTACTATATCATTTACTCAGCATTATTTTGTTACTGGTGAAGAATTGTCTTATAATGTTGGTTTAGGTACTAATGTAGAACCCATTGGAATTGCTGCTACGGTAATATCTGGAGTATCTACAAACAAATTACCACAAACTGTTTTTGTCATTAAAGTTGATGAAAGGAGAATTAAACTTGCAGCAACAGCTCAAGATGCATTGCAATCTCAACCAAAATCTTTAGAATTTACATCTTTAGGTATAGGAACAGAGCAATATTTTACAGCAAAAAATCAACTTTCTAAATCTCTAATAACTATTGATAATGTTATACAATCTCCTGTAACATCTACAAGCACCAAATCAACACTTTCTGTGGATGCATCACTATTGTCATCCACAATTTTTGTTGATGATGAAAAATTATTTGCAATTGGTGATTTGCTTAAAATTGATGATGAGATATTAGAAGTTAGATCTATAGGTATAGGATCTACGAATTCGATTAGAGTATCTAGACAGTTCTTAGGCACCAAAGCAAAAACTCATCCATTAGGGTCTGAGGTAGTAAAATATACAGGAAACTATAATATTGTAAGAAATTCTATATTTTTTGCTTCTAATCCTTATGGAGGAATTCCAGACGAAGATCTTGATGATCCAAACGAAACTGATAGAGAAGGATTAAAAACCTCTTCTACTTTTAGTGGAAGAATATTTTTAAGAAGTGGTGTTACAAATTCATCAAAAGAAACATATTCTAGTAATTTTGTTTTTGATGATATTAGTGAAAATTTAACTGGTCTTGGAACTGGTTACACTCTTAAAGTTGACGGTACTGATGTTACTGGAATAGATGAAAATAATGGTGTCGTTTTAGTTCGTGATATATTCCAGACTCCAAGAAATTATGGCGGCATATTCAATGTAGAAGATTGTTTTTTTGAAGACGATACTACAAAAACAGAATTATATTTTACAGGATCTACTATCACAAATCCTGATGATCCAAATGTTTCTAGTGTTCCTTTGGGTGGAGTTATATTTTCAGTTGGATCAACAGAAGGTTCTGGATATCAACCATTAGTTTCTGCTGGAGGAACTGCTATAGTATCTGTAGCAGGAACTATTCAATCTATCAGCATAGGAAATAGTGGATCTGGATATAGAACTGGAATACAGACTTTTGTGAATGTTGGAGTAAGAACTGCAGATCTAGATGGAGCAGAATTAGAGATTATAGGTAATGCATCTATATCGAATGGAAATATCGTAAATGTAACTATTACTAATCCTGGATCTGGATATACTTCTACAAATCCGCCAATAGTAGTTTTTGATTCTCCAGTGGGATACACAAATGTTCCATTGATTTATAGCTCAACTTCTTCTGGAATAGGAACTGGAGCAAAAATTAATATTGCCGTAGGTCAGTCTGGTGAAGTAATTGATTTTGATATTATCGAAAGTGGATTTGCTTATGAAAAAGGAGATGTTCTTACTGTAGGAGTTGGAGGGACTGTAGGGATACCAACTAATTCATCTCTTCCTTTTGAAGAATTTCAGATTTTAGTTGATGGTACATATAATGATGATGTATCTGTTTGGTCTTTTGGTGAAATAGAAGTTTTAGATTCATTTGACGAATTCATTACTGGAACAGAGAAAAAATTTCCTATCAGAAAAAACAATATTTTAAGAACGATTAAATCAAGCACTGGATCTTTAATTGATGTAGAAGATGTCATTTTAGTCTTTGTCAATAATATTCTCCAAGTCCCAGGTGATTCATATGAATTTAATGGTGGAAGTTTCATAACATTTAAGGAGCCACTGAAAGTAGGTGATAAAACACGAATGTTCTTCTATAGAGGAACTCCTGGTATTGATGTTTTGGATGTTGATATATTAGAGTCAGTTAAACCTGGAGATTTAGTTAGATTATCTTCTAATGATTTAAGTCTCGATCAAAATAAGAGACAGGTATTAGAAATTCTTTCTACTGATACAATAGAAACTAATACTTACACTAATCCAGGATTGAGTACTAATAGCACTTTACTAAGACCATTTGAATATTGCAGAACTAAAGAAGATAAGATTATTAATGGAAAAGCAGTATCTAAAGATAGAATTTTATACGAACCCTTAATTTTTCCAACTACGAACATAATTCAACCTATTGGTATTGGAACAACGGGTGAATTTTTTGTTGATAATGTTAAAGCATTTTTTGATAGTGAGAAAGAATTAACTACTTTACCTCAGAGAGGAAAGGTTGAAATAATTTCTCAAAACGAAACTAAAGTAGAAGTCATTGACGAGGTGATTTATGAGGGTGATTTTGGTTATATTTCAGGAATAACCACAACTACTGTTGGTGTATCTACAGATGCTCTTATTTTATCTCTTTCGATACCAGGAGATTCAGTTCTTCAAGATGAATCTATTGTAAATCCGATTATAGAAAATAGTAGTTTATATCCTGGTGCATTTTTTGCAGTAAGGAATTCAAATGTAGGAACTGGAATTACATCTCTTTATAATGATGGATCGGTTCTTTCTAATGGATCTTCTTACATTGATAATGTGTATCAAGTTTATGATACTAGTCTTATACCAAATACTATTACATCATCTGCGGTTATTTTTGGATCAATTATATATGATAGTCCAGCTATTATCGAAAGTGGAGTTACTATTTTAGTGGAAAGTGGCGCTACAGTTACAGTATCAGACTTTATATCTTTAAAGGTAACTACATTAGTTACAGATTTACAAAATATACAGAACGAACTCTTATTTACTACTTCTAGTTACTTTGGGGATTATAGTTGGGGTAAAGTATCGACTTCTAATAGAATTAATCCAAAATCGTTTGAAACATATCATGAAAATAGTATTTCCGGAATAAATACATCTCCTATTCTAAGAAGGGCGAATTCATTGAAGTTTAAAAATTATGCTGTTTAATTTGCTCTATAAATAGATAAAAAACTATAATAAAATGTCTGCAATTATAACTGATCAATTCAGAATATTAACTGCATCTAATTTTGTAGATCTTATTACTGATTCTTCTTCATCATTCTATTCTTTTGTTGGATTATCTAATGCAACTGATTATCTAAGTACTTGGGATCAAAATCCTCCAGCACCAAAAGATAACTTCGACGAAGAGAATGATTATTGGGATACAATGATCGCATTGAAGAAAATTACTAATGATGATGTTAGACAGGTAATCAAAAAAGTTACTTGGACATCAGGAACAACATATGATATGTATCGTCATGATATAAGTAGAGATAAGTTATCTAAACCTTCAAATGCTACTAGATTATACTCTTCTAATTTTTATGTTGTAAATAAAGACTTTAAGGTTTATATTTGCCTTAGCAACGGAACAGATCCAGAAAATCCTGATGGGAGACCTTCTTTAGATGAACCAACTTTTGAAGATTTAGAACCAGGATCTGCTGGAACTAGTGGTGATGGTTATATTTGGAAATATCTTTATACTATTAGTCCGTCTGAGATAATTAAGTTTGATAGCATTAACTACATTCCTGTACCTAGAGATTGGAAAACTACAACAGATTCTGGAATTGCTTTAGTTAGAGAGAACGCTGCTTCTAGCGGTCAAATAAAAATAATAACAATAACAAATAGAGGTGTTGGTATCGGAACAGCAGGAGAAGTTTATTCTGATATTCCTTTGAAAGGAGATGGTTCAGATGGAACTGCTACGATAATTATTGGTAATGATGCTACTGTGGAGACTGTTTTAGTTTCTAATGGGGGTTCTGGATATACTCATGCTAGATTAGACTTAGATGCTGCTGGTTTCCCTTCAGGAACTGAGAAACCAACTTTCGATGTAATTATTCCCCCTCAAGGTGGACATGGAGCGGATATTTATAGAGAATTAGGAGCTAGTAGTGTTTTAATTTATTCTAGAATTGAAAATGATATCGAAAATCCAGACTTTATTACTGGAAATCAAATTGCAAGAATAGGACTGGTTGAAGATCCTCTGAGTTACAATTCTTCTGATAAATTGTCTTTAGATAAAGCAAGTGCTGTTGGTGCATTGAGAATTACTGGTGCTGGATATAGTTCTGCTACTTTTGTCCCAGATTCTGTCATTACTCAAACTGTTGGAACTGGA